GTTTGAAGGAGCCGAGCATTCCCTGCTTCTATTTCGTACGAGAACTTATTCTTTGAAACAAGATTCGAGATAGTCCGTGTCATAGTGAACCTGGAAAGCATTGCATCCCGCACTCCACTTGGTGACAGTTTATAAATGTCTGATAGTATTTGAGGATATAGCGGTCGAGCGCGAGTGAGGTTTTCAAGCAGGATTTCAGAAGTTAACGTTGTCGCATCAGTGAAGATTTCCCGTAACCACACATTCTTTGTGTGTGAGAGAATGTTTCTCTCTACAGCTTCCTTAACCAACCGTTTCATATCTTTTGGACGGTTAATAGGCAATGAATGCGGGTCCAAGAGTAATTGGGTTAGATTCGGGTGTTGTGGAGAGTAGTCCCCTCGAGTAAGAAGATTCAAGTCCCATCGAATATCCCGAAACTTTGACAGCATAACACTTGGGACATCCCATGACACATCATCAACTTCACCTTTCAAGAAAAAACGTGTCCATTGCATAATCGGTAGACCGCCGAGTGAACCGGGAATACGAAGAACAAATCTGAAAAGCCGCTCATTCGAAAGGATTTGTCGCAGTGTGGGCTTCTCTATTTCATACAATGGAGCACGATACCGGTAAGAGAAGAATCTTATGGTCAAGTAAGTTTTCCAGAATATGGCGAGTGGTGTGTTCAATATTGAGTCGGCGCACGCCATTGAAACAGCACTAATACCAGCCACCTCGGTGGACAGGGAAGGAATGTCTATTTCGTCTCGACGAAATGAGCGCGATGCAAATTTAAGGTTATAGAGAACATGATTCCCTTCCACATAGATATCCTTGCTATATGTTAGCACAGTCTGGGAATCAATACACTCATCAGGTTTGACCTCATGATTGAGTAGACTACACCTTAATTCCATTATCGCCAGCAGTTTTCGTAGTTGGTCACTCATATTCTCGTTAGTTTCATCAAATGTAATAGTAAAGATTTGATTATCTCCTTGACCAGCCATAAGGAATGATAGTTGCTGGTCGTATAAGACCCAATACATCATTGCAATAGTGCATATCGTCCAAAGCGCCTGTTGAATACCCTCG